TAAACTTATATATTGTATATCTATATGCATAATTTCATGTGTAGTATAGTGAGAGTAATATCTCAAGACATGCGTTTGTATGAATAGTGAAACTTAACACTTACATAAGTAATCACTGAAGGTTTGATATGTCTTCAGGATTTTTATATATATCTCTAAACAAATTATTGAGGAGAGCGGCCGTGGACCCGCTCAAAAGTATGTTTCCCAACTAAATGGGATTCCCAGCGAGGAGATGGTTTCTCCTTTGTCGATAGATTCTGTACCATCGTCTTCGACACCTAGTGCATGGTATCCCGATGTCCCCTTGACACCTGTAGTAGTTCAAAAAAAGAACTGTTGCTTTGTGCAAGCTGATGTCGTACCTTCAACCGACGAGTGTGTAACCGAAACTCATGGAACTTTATCGTTTCATGATTCCGGTTCTACCACTGCAGTTGGTTATGATCTTCCTTACGATATTTCATCTGGAAAAGATCAAACAGCAAACTCGGATTTGTCTGAGTTTCTGTCACGCCCAGTGCGTATTGCGTCCTTCAATTGGGCAGAAGCTGATGTTGTTGGTACTACCCGATCATTTTCACCCTGGCGTTTATTTTTTGATAATGCCCGTGTGAAGTTCAAGATTAACAATTTTGCGTTTTTACAATGCAAATTGAAAGTCAAGATTTTGATCAATGGTACACCGTTTTATTACGGTAGAATGATAGCAGCTTATCAACCCCTCCCTACCTTTACGCCAACGCGTATTGTGGTAGATGCCGGTAATAGGCATTTAATTCCTTTATCACAGCGACCCCACTTGTGGATTTCACCTCAAGATGAGAGCGCTGGTGAGATCACGTTGCCTTTCTTTTGGCCAAGAAATTGGTTAAATGTACAGGTCGCAAATGACTTCACAGAGATGGGAGTATTGGATTTCGTTAATTACACATTATTACGTTCAGCAAATGGAGTTTCCTCTACGGGGGTGACTGTTTCCATTTATGCTTGGGCCGAAGATGTCAAATTGTCGGGACCCACCATTGGTCTCGCTTTGCAAAGCGATGAACATGAGGTTCAGGCCGATGAATATGGGCAAGGACCAGTTTCGAGTGTCGCTTCTGCGATAGCTTCGGGAGCCACATGGTTTGAAAAAATACCCATTATAGGACGGTTCGCTACTGCGACTCGTATAGGAGCGTCTGCCGTTTCTGGTATAGCCTCCTTATTTGGTTGGACCAACGTTCCAGTCATAGCCGATGTACAGCCATACAAGCCTACCGCTTTTGCGGCTTTAGCTTCTTCAGAAATTGGTTTTCCTTTGGAAAAGCTTACGCTAGATCCAAAAAATGAACTAACGGTTGACCCTTCAGTATGTGGAGTATCCGCGGAAGATGAAATGCTCATTTCGAGTATTATTCAGAAGCAATCATATCTCACATCAACTGATTGGGCTACCACTGATGCTGTTGACAAAATTTTGTTCACAGGTAAGGTGAACCCCAGGCAATATGATACTGGATCAGGCACCAACCCCAATGTTTACATGACTCCTCTTTATTGGGGATCTTTACCCTTTCGATCTTGGCGAGGCGATATCATTTACACGTTTCGTGTGGTGAAATCTCCCTTCCATAAAGGTCGTATTAGGATCACTTATGATCCTGCAGGAACTACTGGTAGTAACATTATTACTGATGCAACAACAGGAAACGTCGTCACGACTGTGATGATGGATCTATCTGGAGATGCAGAGGCAGAACTTGTTATCCCATATCAGCAATCTCTTGCTTTCTTAGAGAATCTAGATGCTACGAACTCTTCTAGTTTGCAGTGGTCTACTAGTCCCACCCCAACCTTTGCTTACAACTCTTTGCATGATAATGGCACCATCACAATTCGTGTGTTGACTGCCCTTACAGCACCAGTTGTTGCAGCCCCACTTTCCATACAGGTTTTTGTGCGTGGTGGTCCTACTTTTGAAGTGGCCAATCCACGCCCTTTACCTCGGAATTTGTCTGTGTTTGCAGTCCAATCCGATGAACATTCGGAGGAGCATGAGACCGATGAACTCGTGATGGGAAAGATGCCACCCGTTGAGGATAATAAATATCTGATCAATTTTGGTCAGAATATTAAATCCTACAGACAACTGTTGCGTCGATCCTCATTAGTGAGTGTTTCAACTCTTACTTCTGCGGCTGATAATTCGTATTATACTGCTCGCAAACAAGTTACGAAAATTCCTGGATATTATGGATATGATCCGAACGGAATTAACTCGGCCAAAGGCCTTGTTGTTCCAGCATCAAATTTTAGCTTTAATTACAGTTTTATTTGCCCACTTACCTGGCTTTTGCCAGGATATGTAGCCTATCGTGGTTCTACTATTTGGACTTTCAATGCTTCTGCAGCGAAACCCATTACTAGTGTTCGTGCGATACGGGGAAATACCTTGTATGATACTGCCAATTCATTTGAAGCGGTGAATTCTTTTACATCTGGGACGAATAGCTTTAATGCTCGAGTTTTTATGGAAAGTACACAGAATGGGTGCAGCGCCCAAGGTTTAACAAACCAATTGACCAACGCAGGTCTATCGTTGCTTCTGCCGAATCAATCTAATTTTAGATTTTGTTCGACAAACCCTCGTAATGCCACATCCCCATCTGCTACAGATGGTTCGACAGGTGATATCCTTCGCCTAGATATGGATGGTATTAACGTGAATACTGATCCGATCACTCTGTGGTCGTATCATGCTATAGGCACAGATTTTAGTGCGATATTCTTTTTGAATGTCCCTACGTTTGTGATCTATTCAGTAAACCCGACAGCCAATTAGGTTGTCATATCTAAAAACATAAAAC